CCTTTAATGCCATAGGCTCTTGGTCCTGCTGAGTGAGTTGGAACATACCCATCTCCAGCATTGCCTTCATAACCCATATCTGTGAAATAGCCATCCATGCCCATCTTGGAGTAAGCCTTAACAGGAACATATCTTTTTTGGGTGGGGAATGATTTAACAGGTGTTTCAAGAAATTTAACAGCATCTTCGCTATCGGGAATATTGTATTTTTTCTTAAAAGCTTCGATATCCAGAACTTTCAATTGTGTAACAGTGCTATCCAACTTAGGGCCGCTTTCATCTCCATTAGTTATATATGAAGTCGACACTCCGAAATAAGCGGCCATTTTGCTTAATGGGTCTGCTTTAGGAGCATAAGCATCTTTCTCCCAACCAGTGACATTGGGCGCACTAACTCCGGCGATTTTTGCCAACTCGCCTTGGGTTAATTTCTTTTCTCTTCGTAAGGCGCGAATACGCTGACCCATAGTTTCTAGATTCTTCATATAAGTTATCTTACATCTTGCAAAAATAAGTTATCTTTGTTTTAATACTAAGAAATCTTATTTTTGAGGTTGCACAAATGACCAAACAGGAAGCTTATGAGTTGCTTGGTGTCAATGGTGTTGGCTTAGCAAAGTTATTAGGAATTGAGCCACCTGCTGTTTACCAGTGGCCAAATGAAAAGATTCCTTTAGCTCGCGAATACCAAATCAGAGATTTGGCAAATGGCAAAGAACCAATCAAACGAACTACTTCAAATGCTTAGGACCTAACCATGAGCAAATTATCAGTTGATATATCTGCAAGCGCCAGAAATGGCGTATCCCGCATATTGCATGGTCTTGATATGAGCAATCAAAAAGAGATTGCTGAACAATTAAAAGTTGATCCAAGCACTATTACTCGGCTTAAAACGGATAAGAAAAACAATGGCTTGAATGAAATTGAAATATTTTGCGAGCTATTGAGTTTACTTGGTTTAAAAGTCGTTCCTAAAGATTATCAGAGCATTGATAAAGAACGTGTTGCTGCACTTTTAGTTATGTCTAAAAGCTGGATGAACCGTATAGAAACGGTGGATGACTTATTTCATGACGAAATCAGTGGTCAAAAAGAAAAGCTTGGATATTAAAAAACCACTACCTGCGCAAACAGGAGTGGTTTATAGGCATTCAGTCGAGATGAATCAAATGAATAAAACTAATTTATCAAATCAAACAACCGAACGCAACCAGCCAGAATTTTTAGTAGGCGATGTGGTTGTGCTTACATCGCAAGGCTCCAAAGATTACCTGCTTGAAATCATTGACTACAAGTACACGAATGATTTGTTCCGAGTAAAGGTTATCTCCTCTGGTGCTTGTGGACCAATCCATAAAAGCCAGATTCGCCACGCAACAGTTGCAGAACTTAACGCTAAACGCCGACTAACAAGCGCTGAGCAAGCATTAGCGGAGGTGTCATGAATTCTAAATTCCAAAACCAACCTGATCATAAACAAATGCAGCAAGTTCAATCATTTTATGAGCCTGCTTTGCGAGTACTTGGCCACCTATTTGAGGTGAAAAAGCAAAATTTACGCAACAAAGGGTATGACGAAAATAATGCTGCAATAACGCGTGAAGAATTTTCAGAAACTATGGCACAGCGTTTTCGCATTAATCAGTGGTTAGCAGGGCAGATCGTTAATAGTTTGGCTAATGCTGACTTGGTTCAAAAATTTGGTGGGTATGTAAAGCCTAAGGTCGGTGTACATGAGTAATTTTGTGCCTAATTCCTTTCAAGTGCCTAATGCATTTGTTGACGAGGTTTTAAATAAAATCTCTGATGCTGCATGCAAAATTTATTTAGTTATTTGCCGTAAAACTCGTGGCTGGAATAAGGAGATGGATTCCATCTCTTTAACTCAATTTGAAGAGATTACAGGGAAGAGTAGACCGACAGTTGTTAAATGCCTTAATGAATTAATTAAAGTTGGTTTAGTCGTGGAACAACCAAGCACAATTCATGGAAATACATTCAAATTAGGTAACGATACTAGCGTTGGTTTAGTGCTTAAATTCCCTAGTAAAAATTTTTTACTACCTGAAATTTATGGCCAAACTAGTAAAAATTCTTTACCACTGCTAGTTAAAAATTTTAACTACACTAGTAAAAATTTTTTACCGCTACTAGTAAAAATTTTTAACACACAAAGTATCACTATCAAAAACAACTCTCAAAGTAATAAAAAAATAAATAAAAAAAGAGAGTCAGTTTCTGAAAAACCTAAATCAGAAAAACCAAGTGAATTTAATCCACGTTCAGTTGAACTACCAGCATGTGTAGATCCAGAGCTGTGGAACAATTTTGTTGATATGCGTGTCAGCATCAAAAAACCACTCTCTGAAAACGCAGTAAAGCTAATCCTTAAAAAACTTATCTCTTTTGGACCTATGGCTAACCAATCACTGGAAAACTCAATTATCGGAAATTATCAGGGTGTATTTGAACCTCGCCAAAATCAAATTCAGGAAAACTCACAATCTCATAACGTTCCTGAAGAACCGGGTTATTTCACTCAGATGTACGCTGAGAGCAACCGTTCAAACGTGATTGACGTTACACCAGTGTCACATGATTTTGGAGGCTATTAATCATGAATGAATTAGCACCATTTGAAAGTTTTTTGAAAGAACTGGTTACGGCTTACAGAACTAAATACGCGGTTCAGTTCAATAAGAATTTTCCAGTAGAAGGGAAAAATGCCGTTCCAATGCAAATCGTTGAACAGCAGCTTGCTAAAGCATTGGTTGGGGTTACACCTAACCAACTTCAAAGAGGCTTAGCGCTATTTTACGCAAGTACAAATACCTACATGCCTAACTTCGCTGAATTCCGTGCTATGTGCATGGGTGACGATTGGTGGAGCGCCGAGAAGGCTTGGGTTAAGGCTTGTGAATACACTCAGATCTCTCAACACAAAAAAGTGAAATTGCCAGACGGAAGAGAGCAGAACCAAGAAATTACCACCTTGACCAAATTTGTTTTAGACCAAGTTTATTCACTAATCCAAGACGGTGAAATGTACAAAGCCAAAATGGAATTTATCAAGATTTATGATGAATACAGGGCTGAAGCACAACTGAAAGGAAAAACCCAAGCTTGGTACCAAGAACCAATTTTATTAGCTCAGAAAAATGAGCAAAAAGTGCATAAGCCTGTTTCAAATGATGAAGCACAAAAGCATCTCAAATCTTTGATGGAACGGTTAAAGATTAATGGCCGTAAACCTGCACCAGTAAAAAAGCTTCAAGCTAAGGAAAAAGAGCCTGAACTTGCAAAAGAATTAGGACCAGATCCTTTCGACAATCCGCACGAATACGCTGAGATGTGCCGCCGTGAAGGTATGCCGATTCCAAGAAATATTCTGCAGTTAATTGATGGGGCGAATGTATGAACAATATGACTAAAAACAAGTTATTTGGGTTAGCTGAAGAACGGACTGATGTGTGGGCAACGCCTCAAGATTTTTTTGAAAAATTGGATCGAGTATTTAACTTTGATTTAGATGTTTGTGCTCTACCAGAAAACGCCAAATGTGAGCGCTATTTCACACCTGAAATTGATGGTCTAAAGCAAGAGTGGACCGGGACATGCTGGATGAATCCACCTTACGGCAAAGAAATCATCGATTGGGTTGCTAAGGCAGCGGAAACAGCAAATAAGGGGCATACGGTAGTTGCACTAGTTCCAGTTAGAACGGATGCCCGATGGTTCCAAGATTACTGCTTAGGCAGGGAGATTCATTTTATTCGTGGCCGCTTAAAGTTTGGTGGTTCTAAAACAAATGCACCTTTTGGATGCTGTGTTGTGGTGTTCAGACCAAGCCTCATAGACGTCAATTGGGAGAAATCCGCATGAACAAATTCGAGTTTTTAGCGTGGGGCTTACTCATTTCGTGTGTAACAGCAGTACTTTGCGGTGCGGTGGTTTTGTGGTGGTTGGCGCGTAAAGAGCTTGATGAGAAAGGAGCCAGACATGAAAGCAACTAAATTGATTAGAGATAAAGGACTGCAATACGCGAAAGAAATCGTTGATTCAGCCCCTTCTAATGCAACTGAGTGGAATGAAGGTTTCGAGTTCCAATGTGGTCAAAGTGTAGAGATTAGCAAGGCTGACCGAGAAAAATATTTTGTAGACCTTTCTGAACTCAAGCGTCTGGTGAAGTCAGTTGAAATTATTAATCAGGCTGGTGGTTATGAGGTTGTAAAAACTGCCATTTCTAACTATCGAGCTTCTGGTGACATGGTCACATTCTCAAGTTTAGAAAAGCGTTTGAAAGACCACGAATCAATATACGGAGGCGGGGATGCTTAAAACTGCACTTATTTCGCTACTCATTGTCTATTCAGTAAGCATTACGGTCTTATTCTTCATGATGCGTGAAGAACTTCATAAGCATATTCAAAGCAAGGCTGATGAGAAAACTAAGACCAAATATGACTGGTCGAAAATTCCGGATGATGTGAATTGGGTAGCGACAAATGAAAATGGATTTGCATGGGGGTATGAGGGCAAGCCTTTGAGTGGATGGCTACATACGGGGTTTTGGTATCTCGGCGGCAATAAAGGACTCATATATTGGCCTGATGAAAATCCATATAAGGGCGAATGGCAAGAATCGTTGGAAAAGAGACCAGAAGTAAAAGGAGCCAGCCATGAGTGAGTTTAAAGTCGGGGATAAGGCTCTTTTCCCAGTGAAACTTGGCAACACTACTGAATGGAATGAAGGACGAATTACAGCTTATAGGTCAGATATTAATAAATTTGATCTGTGTGGCACGCGTCATTGGGGTTGGTATTTTTCGCATGAGCTTAGGCCTGTAACTGAAGTCTTAGACAAACCAGAAAACCACATCAGCCTAATGTGTGAGGTGAAAGATGTTTGATAAGAACTTCAAAATTAAAGTGTCAGGCAACTGGTGTGAATATCAACCAAACAAACATATTGATCTGAGAGAAATCATTAGCTTTGAGTGCTGGGCGGATCAGTTAGGAAATCCTTATCGATTCCATTTAAAGAATGGCAGCTACCACTACATTGAGCGTTATGAAGTCGGTAAGCAAATTGAAAATGTTCTCAAAGAACAGCAAGCGAAAGTGGAGGGGCTGCAAAAACAATTAAATGAATACATATTTGTAGCGGAAACGCTTGATGAAATGTATGTGAAAGAGGTTAAGAGCAGTGATGAGCTGCAAAAGCGGTTTGTTGCTTTAGAACTAAAGCTTAGAGAGATTGCCAATATCGCTATGAGAGCAAGACGGGGTGAATACTGGACAGAGTCAGGAAGAAACGCAGGATTAAACATTGCAGCGCAGATAGAGCAAGCGCTCAAGGGGGAAGACAGTGAGTAATGAAGAATTATCCAAAATCGGAATGATGTTTATTCATTGGATTCAGGTTCATAGAGAATCTATCAATCGCTTTGAAGACTTTCGGAATTGTTTTGTAGATGACCCTGATGAGCCTGTGCACAGTAAAAAGGACTACAACAAAGCGTGGGAAATTCAGAAGGAGGCCTCTGTTTTGGGTAGTGAAGCGAAAAGACGCTATGAAACCTTACTTGAAGAAGTTGATCTTTATCTAGCGCGTGAAAGAACAGATGTGCTTAAGGAGAATGAAGCGTGAATTCAAAATTACATATCATGCAAGGTGTAGACTGGTCTAAATATGATTTGCCTGAATGGTTGCGCCAATTTGGTTATTGGCAAGGGGCAGTGATTCGCTTTGGTGGATCTACTGAAAATCCATTAGTAGGAGCGATTAAAAAAGCAAAACTTAGACTTAAGAAAGGGGATAGGGAAAAGATCGTTGCTTATTATCTCTGTGATGAAAATTTTATCGAGAAGCAATCTAAAAAACCTAATGTCTGTCTAATTACAGACGATGAAGCTAGGGCCGTTCAGCGCTTGATCATTGATATTTTAGACGGCTGCACTTCTGAGGCTATGCTTGATTGGATGGACGCAATTATAGAGCGTTATTTCAATCAAAAATCATGGACTCAGTTAGTAACTCCAGAGCGAACGGCCATGGATGCAAAATACGATGTTCGTTGTGGCTTAGCAGCTCTGCACAATCGCTACCAGTTTATTAGATATAAAAATGGCTCTGTATGATCCAACTATTGATATTTATTGGTAATTCAGATAATTGTATGAAGATTAAACAACGGTGAGCAAGAATGATAGAAAATCCGCAACATTTTAATTTAATAACGAATTTTGAAGAAATCACATCTAGACCTAATTTTGTTGAAAAAGTGACGATTGCTAGGGGTGAGGATGTTCAAAACACTATCTCTGATTTAGTTGGTTTTTATGTGCTAAGGGATTTTGTTAGTTGTGGGATTTCTAGTTGTGGAAAGAAACATCAAAAAGGTTATATCGCAGCGCTTCATGATGGCAATGAAATTATCATTGGACATAAGTGCGGGAAAAAACACTTTGGTGTGAGTTTTGATGAAAAAGCTAAACAATTCAAGCATCTTAGAGACAATGCGAATCAATATCTGCAAATTAAGGCAATGTATGAAAAGCTGCCACAGTTAAAGGAAAGTCTAGAAAGAATTTTGAACCAGTCGGGCAAAATGACATTTTTGCAAATAAAGATGGCAGTAAAGAGCTTTAAAGAAGATGCATTTGATTACTGGATGCGAAGGAGAATTGGGCAAGAGGTAACAAGCAACGGATCTATTTTTATTGATGACTTCAAAACAGAAGAAGAAATCAATGCTGAAATCCTAAGTGGTAGAAAAAACATCTCAGACATCAAGCGGGTTTTAGTCGCAAATATTGCTGAATATGATGTTATCGCCAATTGGCATAATGCTGAAAAGTTAAAGGACTACTTTGATCGGCTGTATAGGGAAATCAAAAATCCTAACCAGATGGACGGGGTAGCTATTAAGGCATTAGCAAAAAAGCTTAGACAGCATGACCAGAATTTAAGGGAGTTGGAGGATTTCATTAAAAGGGCCAATCGCTTATTTACCCCTGAAAACCTAGTTCAATTCGCCGTGTTATTTACGAAACCACATGAGCAAAAAATTATTGAGAAATATGCAAATAATTTTGCTTGAACACTTGACCCTGATCAGGGCTAGTGGTATTTTTGTGTTAAAGTTGTGCGAAGTGTAAGTAAGGTGCAACTAAATTAGTAAGTAACCCTTGCATCATAAGCAAGAAGGCGAAACTAGATCAAAGCCTGTCATTAAGTTGATGGGCTTTTTGCGTTTTTGGAATAATAAAAATCTTATCTCGCGAGAGGTGCTTTGTTGGGGCACCTCTCAATTTTGCCGGACGGATTACGGCGCATGAAGCCCCGCTAAATTTCGATTATTGGCGGGGCTTTTGGTTTATAATTCATATCCAATAAATTTTTAAGAATAATATCAATGAAGTTATTTTCAATTTTCCTTTTTATTATTATCTTTAGTTCTACATATCTTCATGCTGAAAAACTAGGCAAAGAGAAAATTGAAGTTTATGTAAAATTGATGGAAAATTATCGAATTGCTGATCAAAATTTAATAAATTATATAAGTGAAATTCATACAATAGGACAAGCTAACTTTAAAGATCAAATGAAGTTGGCTGATCTTTACTGTGAACTAGGGAAGGCACAAAAACCCCTAATAGAATTTATGAAGTTAAATGAAGCATTTTTTGGATTGAAGGATAAGGAGGTTATAACTCTTTTCCCACCTGAACGACAAAAATTACTTGAAGAATTAGAAGAAGTAAAAGATACACCCTATGAATGTGGTAAGCAGAGTTATAAACACTTACTGTAATTTGTTTTAAAACTATTTTCCTCTTTAACGATATACTTTATCAATAAATCTATCTCCTTATAGTGTTGATTAATATGAAATTGCATTTAGCAATAAGTTTGTTACTTTTAGGACTTGTTTCATCTCAGGCATATCCAAAATCAAAATTAGAGTTTTTGACAGAGGCCACCGAGCTATTTGATGCACGTGCAGATGCTATCAATAGATTTCAAGCATTGGGAATGCTATCAGAGGAAAGACAACTTAACTTTAAAGAGCAGTTAGAACTTACAAATTCAGTTTGTGATCTTGCTAAGGCAAATGAGCAGATTAAAAAATTTTATAATGATAATTTTGAACAATCTCAAGAATTAGCCAAAGAGAAAACCACTCGTGAACAAATGAATCTGGAATTCGATAAAGAAAATCAGTCTTATCTTGATATTGCTAAACAATTAATTGGTACTCCTTATGAGTGCGGTAAGCAGAATTACAGGAAGTTGCTGTGATAGTTTTAATATTGAAAAACCACCTTTGAGGTGGTTTTTTTATGGGTGAAATATGGACGATAAAGAATACTTTTGGCTTACAAGAAAAAAAGAACCTAAAACCAAGCCTAAAAGTAGACCATTGCCTAAGGCTAAAGAAAAATATCTGGAAGCTGAAGAAACGTTATTTCAAGAATTAGAAGAGCATCGAATTGGTTATCGAAGAAAATTCCAATTTGAATCAACCAAAATTGGCGTTTCGATTTTTATATTGTGAAGTTGAATCTTCTTATCGAAATTGCTGGAAGTCCTTGGGCAGTAGGTCGCGGTGGCTCAAAGATAGCAAACGCATTATGTAAATATGATCTTGCTCTAGATCGAGGTTATGTATTTGAGCGTCTTGAACCACATCAAATTGAATCAGGTTATGCAATTAACTGGATTAAAAGCGAATTAGCGAGAATTGAAGATGGAACAGATCAGACCATTCCCACCAACTGATTTTATTGACCAGGCCGAAGAAGAGGAAGCAATTCGTTTAATACCGGCACCAGACCTAAAGAAATGGGTTGTGGCTAACTACTTAACTATAGGTGGACCACTTCATAACCCTGATCATAACCATATTGCTGAGTTGCTTCATGATAATGAAGAGTTCTTAGCATTTGCTTGGGCTTCTTCTGCATATAAAAGCAAGCAAGCTATGGTGTTAGGCC